TGGTCTATGATGTTTTTACGTTCAACCTTATAAGGAGTTTTAACTATGATTACTGAAGGCGTTGTTGCATTCTGCAATCTATCGGAAACTGAAAAATATATGGGTCAGGACACTGGCCGATATACTGTAGTCTTGACCATTGATGACGGAGAAAGTGAAGCTTTAAAGTCAGCAGGTGTCAATGTCAAGAGCTATGACAATGGGACGGACATTCTGGCCCAACGTAAATTTGTCACCAAGTTTTCGGATTTCCCGGTCATCAATACAAACGGTGAACCAGTATCTAGGGACATTCCGTATGGCTCGAAGGTGAAAATTCTATGGGTTGAGGGTAAGCCGCACCCTGTTCACGGTGTCACCCCATACATCAAGAAGATTAAGGTTCTGGAATACGCCAACAATCATATGACTGAAACTGAAACAGAGGACTTTTAATGTTGCAAAAATCCACGGCTGTTTCCCGTGGTCCCTGCCCTGCGTGTCGTTCGCAGGGTGGGGATACCAGGGGAGATAATTTAGTTTATTATGATGATAATCACTCATATTGTTACAAATGTGGTTATAGCGATAACACCAAAAATGTTTTGACGTTTAAATCGAAACCAAAAAAGGTCATTAATATGCCAGGAATTTGTGGGCCCATCAAGGAACGCAATATCTCACAAAATATTGTGCAAAAATTTGGTGTCACTTTAGATTGTGACGCCAGTGGAAATGTTATTAAGCATTATTATCCATACGTTGACAAGTCAACTAATAGTGTTGTCGGAAACAAGGTGAGGGTTGTAGAACCAAAGCAATTTTATGTCTCTGGAACCCTAGACAATACAGTCCTGTTCGGGGAAAATGTCTGGCGCGAAGGTGGTAAATATGTGACCATCACGGAAGGTGAGCTAGATGCCCTCGCCGTTGCCGAAATGTTCGATGGTAAATGGCCGGTCGTATCATTAAAAACAGGCGCTGCTGGGGCTAAGAGGGACATTCAATCTTCCCTTGATTGGTTAGAGACATTCGAGCATGTCGTAATTTGTTTCGATAACGACGAGGCCGGTAAGCGGGCCGTGGACGATGTTCTTCCCCTATTTTCTTTCGACAAGGTTCGTACCGTATCGCTGCCCATGAAGGATGCGTCCGAAATGTTGAAAGCGGGTCGAGTAAAGGATTTTATTTCCGCATGGTGGGATGCAAAGCCGTTCCGTCCCTCCGGTATTGTAAATGGTTCCGATCTGTGGGATAGCATTATTAATAATGACCCACCAGTGTCCATACCCTATCCCTGGGCTTGCCTTAACGAGTTAACAATGGGTTTTCGTCCGCAAGAATTAGTCACCATTACATCAGGATCAGGCATGGGTAAATCTCAGTTGGTACGGGAATTATGTCATTATATCCTGAACCATACGGATGATAATATCGGAATTATGGCTCTTGAAGAGTCCACGTCTGTTACCGGCCAGGGTATTATGTCGGTCGAAGCTAATATTCCACTTCATCAATTGCGTACCAATCAGGCTATTCCGAAAGAAGATAAGCAACGATGGTTCGAGGCGACACTAGGTAAGGGCCGGTTTTATTTTATGGAACATTTCGGCTCTACCGAAGAGGAAAATTTATTATCTAAATTACGCTATATGGTTAAGGGTATGGATTGCAAATGGATTATCCTAGATCATTTGAGTATTATCGTTTCAGATCAGGAAAACGGAGATGAAAGGAAAGCTATCGATTCGATTATGACAAAATTACGCACCATTGTTCAGGAAACTGGAGTTGGAATGTTTTTAGTCAGCCATCTTAAACGTCCGGATGGTAAGGCCCATGAAGATGGTGGTCAAATATCTTTATCCCATCTTCGCGGATCAGCAGCAATTGCTCAATTATCTGACATCGTATTAGGTCTGGAACGCAATCAGCAGCATGAGGACAATCAACAAAGGAATACCACTACCGTGCGGGTTTTGAAAAACCGATTTTCTGGGTTGACAGGACCAGCATGTTATCTCTATTATGATTCCCTTACAGGCCGAATGCAGCAAATTTCAAATCCACATGGTGTTGGAGATGATGGTGAGTTCTAGGAAAACAGATGCCAGCGGGATATATAATAGAGAGGTTTACATCACCGCGAGGACTAAAATGTGTTGTGAAGTTTGTAATTTAAATTATCCGCTTGAATTACTGGAATTTCATCATCCATTTGATACGACAAAAAAATTTAGTTTACGATCAAGTTCATGGCGAGGATTATCCGGACCACCTAAAAAAATTGTTGACGAAGCTGAAGAATGTGTTATACTATGTTCGAACTGCCACAGACTAGAACACATTGCTTTGAAACGTGGAGAGACAATTATCAATGACCAATCGGCTTATCGTAGATATAGAAACCACAGAGTTACCCGTTACGAAAATTTGGATGATTGGTTCAATGAACGAACAAAACGTGGTACGAAATTTTCTACCACCGTTTAACAAAAAGGAGATTTTAGAATGGTTCCATTTGCATGGCGAAATTATAGGTCACAACTTACTGGATTTCGACGTTCCTATTTTGGAAAAATTTGTTGGGCTATCTTCGATGGTTTAAAGCTTACCGACACCCTAATTCTATCAAAGCTCGATAATCCTCAACGAGAAGGTGGTCACTCTTTAAAATCATGGGGAAAACGCTTGAATTTCCCGAAAGGTGAGTATGATAATTGGGAAACCTTTACACCTGAAATGGTCGAATATTGCGTCAATGATTTACGTCTTACCAAAAAAGTTTTCGACACTTTATCAAATAGTTTATCTCCTTTTGGAAATACGAGTATTGATCTGGAACATAAAGTTCAGAGGATTATTTCCAAACAAATTCTAAATGGCTGGAAATTAGATGTCAAAAAATGTTGGGAATTAATTGGAGAATTTAAAGAAAAAAAGTTTGAATTGGAAGAATTAGTACGGCAAAAATTCAAACCATTACCATCTTTTGTTAAAGAAATACAACCGAAATACAATAAGGACGGCAATCTTAGTTCATCGAATTTAAAATTTTTAGGGGATTGTTATTCTAATGTTTGCGGAACATTTAGTCGAATAGAGTTTAATGAGTTTAATTTAGGATCACGTCAGCAAATAGCTAAATATTTACAGTCTTTCGGATGGAAACCTGTTGATTTTACTGATAAAGGCCATCCAATTGTTGATGAAAAAATTTTATTGAAGGTTAAACATATCCCCGAAGCTCAGTTAATTGCCGAATATCTATTGATACAAAAGAGAATTGCTCAAGTTCAATCGTGGATTGATAAAGTTGATGTTAAATCACATAGGGTCCATGGTTATGTAAATACAATAGGTGCTGTTACTGGTCGAATGACTCATAATAGTCCTAATATGGCACAGGTTCCTTCGGTACACTCTGAATATGGGCAGGAGTGTAGATCATGTTGGATCGTTCCAAAAGGATACAAGCTAGTCGGAATTGATGCGGCTGGACTTGAGTTACGAATGTTAGCCCATTATATGAATGATAAGGAGTATACCAATGAAATCATCAACGGCGATGTTCACTCAGCAAACCAAAAAGCTGCTGGACTTACAACAAGAGACGCTGCTAAAACTTTTATCTATGCTTTCCTATACGGGGCGGGAGACGCAAAAATTGGATCAATCGTCGGTGGTTCTGCTACAGATGGAGCAAGACTTAAAGAATTATTTCTCTCAAACACGCCGTCTCTTCGAGATTTACGAGAACGAGTTGCAAAGTCCTCTCTTCGCGGACACCTTAAAGGATTAGACGGACGTAAATTAATAATTAGATCAGGCCATGCTGCCCTTAATACTCTTTTACAATCCGCCGGTGCTATCATAATGAAAAAATCCTTGACATTATTAGATGAATATGCTACTATACATAATATAGAATACAAATTCGTCGGAAATATTCATGATGAATTTCAAGCTGAAGTTAAAGATAGTCAGGCTGATAAATTCGGGTGGTTAGCTGTAGAGTGTATTAAGGCGGCTGGCCTTTCTTTTAATCTACGCTGTCCTCTGGACGGTCAGTATAAGGTAGGAAACACATGGGCGGAAACACATTAGATACACTAGTTGATGACATTTATAAATTAGTTAAGGATCGTAATGCTCCCGCTAATGTAAATGTAAATGATGAAATTGAAAAATTCGGAGAAGCAATTAAACAGCTAATGAGGAAAGAATTTCTACCACACGATTTTAATTCCGCTAAACTCCGATTATCTAACATAGGTAAACCTGATCTTGTTCAATGGTTTTCATATCGTCGTTTTCGAGGCGAAAAGATACAACCCCATACTCTTATAAAGTTTATGTACGGAAATCTAATTGAGGAGTTATTACTCTTTCTTACCCGTATGTCGGGGCATACCGTAACGGACGAACAAAAGGAATGTGAGGTTAACGGTATCAAGGGACATATGGATTGTAAGATTGACGGTATCACTACCGATATTAAATCAACCAGTAGCTTTGGTTTTAACAAGTTCAAGAACGGGTCCTTAGCACTGGATGATCCATTCGGGTATGTCGATCAACTCAAGGCGTATGCCCATTCTGAAGGTGAGAGGAAGTTTGCATGGTTAGCTATGGATAAACAGAACGGTCATTTATGTGTCCTTCAATATGATCTGGATGATACTGAACATCCAATGTATCAATATTATAGCGGCGACATAGAAGAACGTGTCGAGTTTGTAAAAAAAACTGTGTTGGACGATACCCGTCCCTCTCTATGCTCTCAGCCGGTCGAGGACGGAAAATCTGGCAACCTAAAGTTATCTACTATGTGTTCTTACTGCCAATACAAAGAACATTGCTATCCAAATGTAAAAGCATTTTTGTATTCTACAGGTCCAAAATTCTTAACTAAAATTGTTAAATATCCAAACGTACCGGAATTGAAAGGAAATAATTATGACTATTGAATTTACGGTTATCAAGACTCCGCGCCCTGATCGTTTTGAAGAGGGAATTACTAAGTTGTTGAATGAAGGCTGGGAACTACATGGTTCACCGTTTGTCTCTCAAACAGGGGGCATGACACAGGCTCTAATTAAGAAGAATAATTCAGAAAGTATTAAAAAGTATAAGCGGACTATTAACAGTGAGGACGAATAAATTTAGAAATAAATTTGAAGAAAATGTATCCTTAATTCTAAAGGATTATTGTGAATACGAGCCGTCTCGCTACGACTATATTGTTAAAAAAAAATATATCCCCGACTTTGTTGGACAATCCGAAGATAAATTACTGTTAATTGAATGCAAGGGGTTCTTCAGAGTTGGGGATACAAAAAAATACACTTCAATACGCGACTCGCTATCAGAGGATAAGGAACTAATTTTTATATTGTATAATCCCAATAAGAAACTTAGGAAGGGTAGTAAAATGAATATGGGTGAATGGTGCGATAAGGAAGGAATTCGGTGGTTTACACTGAATAATATTAAAAATGTCTTTGAATGATAGAGAATTCCTTTTACGTCTTGCTAATTTAGCTGACCCCAATATTCTTTGCGATATTCTGGAAATATCGACTGAAGATTTAATCGAAATGTTTTCAGATAAAATTGAGCAGCGTATAGAAGATTTAAGAGAAATTTTTGATGTTGACGTAGATGAATATATGGAGTATGATGAATGACAGATGATGATGTTTCCCCAAATATTACCCTGTTTCCTCCTGATATTATCGTAGCAAGGATGGAGCAAGTGCGTATAATTTCTAGAGATATGGTTTCACCGGAAGATAGACAGCAAGTTTTAAAGCGGGCCGCTGAAATTTTATTATCAAGTTGTCGTAAATCTGATTTAACAGCTATTGACAACGTGACGAGATTGTGATATGATATACTGGTCTAGTAAAACAAGGGAAAGTAAGGTTGCTGAATTTCACATGGCTATGGGATTAGATTTAGATGCCCAAGCTCGTGTTTCTTTATTGAAATTGCGTAAAAAACTTATCTTAGAAGAAGTTAGAGAATTTATTGAGGCTTCTGATAAATTAGAAATGGAGTTAGAACGAGGCAGAAAAATTTCTGTTGAAGATTGGGAAAATTATTTAAAGGAACTTGTGGATGTCCAATATGTTGTTAGCGGCACTGTCATTAGTTTTAATACCATTTCTAGTGCTTTTGATGTCGCTTTTAATAGGGTCCACTTATCTAATATGTCGAAGCTTGATGATGACGGTAACCCGGTATTACGGAGTGATGGTAAAGTCGTTAAAGGGCCAAACTATAAGCCGCCTGTTTTAAATGATTTGATTAAGGTGTAATTATGGATGTTTTACTATTAATTATTGTTTTGACATTCAACGGTGGCCAGCAAAATATAAATGTATTTCAAGCTCCACCAGGGGAAACAATGGCTAATTGCGAAAATTTTGTTAAACCATTGACAGTCCATAATGCGTTAAACTCAATTCCTAATATTTCACAGATAGAAGCAGCATGTCATATGATACATGTAAATCTACCAATTAACAATTAAAAGGAGTGTTTAATGTTTGGTCCTAAAGTTTCAGTATGTGATTCTCTTCATCAACAAAAATATCGTTTGCCTAATGAATCTTTTGATGAGGCTTGTTCACGGCAATCGGCAGCAATGGCTGATAATGAGGAACACCGTTTAAAATTGAAAGACTTGTTTCTAAACCAACGGTTCATGCCAGCAGGGCGTGTCCAATCGGCCATGGGGAGCCCTCGTAATGTTACTGCCTACAACTGCTTTGTATCGGGTACGATTGAAGATTCTATGGAAAGCATTATGGAAAAAGCTGCTGAAGCTGCTGAAACAATGCGGCGTGGCGGTGGAATTGGTTATGATTTTAGCCGTATTCGGCCCGCTGGTGATCGTATTGTTACTCTGGATTCTACTGCATCTGGCCCTGTCTCGTTCATGCGAATTTTTGATGCAGTTTGCCGCACGATTGTTTCGGCGGGACATCGAC